CTTGCTTTTGCTTTTTCCACTTTTTCATTTACTTTTGCTTCAAGTTCTTCATCGAATTTTTTCATGAAAAAAGATTTCATTTCATCAATAGATTTGAGAACATCTTCGTTTGAAATTTCTTTGGTAGGAATTCCTTTTTCGATTGTTTCCTTTTCTTCTTTCATCTCTTTTTTAACTTCCTCATCTACTTTTACTTCAATTTCATTTGATGTTCCTTCTAATTCCTCCAAGTTTTTTTGAACATTAGGAGTTTCTTCAACATCAATTTTTTCATCATTTTCTGTTTTCATACTTTTTTCTTTCTCCTCATCTTCCTTCTTGGAAGAATTTTTGTTATTTTCAATATCATTAGATTTTTCAGATTCTTCTGAATTAGATTCTGATTTTTCATCTAAATGATATTTTTCTATCATTTTTTTAATTTCATCAAGAATTTCAGATAATAATCTATCATACATTTCAAGACTTGCTTCATTAATGAGATTTATGCATTCTTTTTCTGTAAGATAATTCTCATCATCTTTTTTTTGAGCATCTTCTAATTCCTTATTCATTTTATCAGAATACTCTTTCAATAATAATTTACAAGCCCCATTGAAACATTTTGCAACAATAGTGCCATTATCTTCTAATTCTTTACTTATTTTCACTGAACCAAATGAATCCCAATTTGCCGGAAGAGGTACAAGTGAAACTTCATATAATTTTACTTTGTTTATCTTCCACCCATATTCAGAATCTTTAATAGGTTCATAATCTATTGCTTTTGCCCCAATAGACAATCCAAGATTAATTCCATTTTCTAAAAATTCCAAAAGATAATATTCATGTTTTGGTAAAACTTTAAATTTTATTTTGAAATAATCTTCATTAGATTCCAAAACTTGAGTAATATTACCTAATATGTCATCTAATGTTCTTCCATGTTCTTTAAGAACATTTAATCCTATGACTTGTCTTTTCATGTCTTCAAGACATGATTTTGTCATATAATCTCCATCTTCATCTAAATTTGTTGTTGATGCAATTCCTTCAAGATATAATGCACCATCTTCTTCAAATGCAGATGTAATTAAGGATTTATTTAGTTCTTCAAAATTGGTGGAACAATAAACTTTAAAATCTTGTTTAATGTCCATAATCTTATTTTTTCCTCTCATTCTTTATTTTTTTTTAAAATAAAAAACCACCACCACATTAATTTTGTGAATCAAGGAATGGAGGTGATGTTTTTTTTTTAATGTCAAGGAGTTATTTTATTTTTATAATCCTCCTTGACTAATTAATATGGTGGGTTATAAAAAAACAAGACACAAAAAATACATTGTATCTTGAAATTCAACTAAAAGGAATCGAACCTTTACTTTGTAATCTCACCAAATTAGATTATAGTTGAAAATTATAAAAATTCATCAAATTCATTATTTAATTGATAATTTTTATTTGAAATAGTGTAAAAACATCTACAATTTGGATGAACTGGTAATATACCATCAACTTCTTCAATTGTATATGGATTATTTGATTCTATATTAATACAATCTTGACAAACTCTAATATCTCCTTTTGTATTAATATCAACCCATCTCACACCATTATCCTTATATGCTTGTAATCTTGCATTATTCTTAACAGAATTAACTTCTGTTCTTGCAATCATTTTTGCTCTTTGTTGTGCAGTATGTCTATTTAATGGACTTATTCCCGCAATTTCCAATTCATTTGCAATTTCATTAACTGATTTTCCATTCACAACTCCATCAAGAATAATATCTTTAAAATTTTTATCTAAATCATCACACAAATTAGTTAATAAATCATAATTATACTGTCTAATTTTTGTAAAATTTAATAAATCATTATCAGTTAATATAGGTTTAAGATTTAATGATGAATAACTCATTTTATTCTCATGTTCATAAAAACCCATCAATAAAGGTAATAATAATAATTCAAATTTGTCTTGAAGAAAAATTCTCATTTTTAATTTGAAATCATCGAAGAAATTTAAAGGTAATTTTTCAACATCATCTAATAATTGTTTAAATACATCTGATGTAACCCATTTTTTAACTTCATTTACTTGTCCATCAAGAATTAATAAAATATAATAATAATATTCTTGTTCTTCTTCTGTTAATGCATCATCATACAATAATACTTCATATTCTTGAGGTAATGATTTTAGAATTAATTCATCTAATACTTTTTCATCTATTTCTATTTTGACCATAATTTCTCACTGAATCTTCCAATAATCCTTCTCTTTGCAAAGTATTTTTGTACATTTTCAGATTTTTTTGTGATGATGGTATGAAACTATTATCATAAATTGGTTCTTGCCCATATCCTTTACGAACTTCATTAGGTAATAATGTACCATTTTTAATACGAATATCTTCAATTTGTGCTTTAACTAATTTATCTTCAATATCAAGGTCATTGTATTTGAAATATTCATGAAATGCACTTCTTCCTAATACTTTATTGAATGCATCTTCAAATAATTTTGCTTTTCCTTGAAATGTTTTTTTGAAATTTTTATCTTGACTATTTCCACTACCTAAATCAAGATTACTTGTTTCAATAATACCTACTTTATAAGGTGGCATTCCAAAAGTTGCTAATATTCTATCACGAATATTTTTAATCATATCATAATACTGCATATCTTCTGAAGATATACCTATGGATTTGAAATCTGCTCCACGAAGCACCATAGTACCATGTCTATTTTGATGCTCCATTGTTTTCATACGAGCAATTTCTTGATTATATGCTTGGTCATTTAATTGTGAATCAAATTTAATGTATCCACTTGGGTCTAATCCTTTTCTTTCAAGGATTTCTTGTGTAAAATCAATTCCAAGAACTTCTAATATTAAATCATGTGCCAAAACATCAATTGGTGATTCTCCCCATACACCACCATGCAAACTTGGTTCTTTTACATGAATAATATTCTCTGCTTCAAAACGATGACTATTATCTATAAAACCCCATTGGTCTGTATCTTCATAGTAATTCATCACATTACATGGAATATATTTGAATCCAATAGGTACATTACTGTATTTATCATCATAGATAACTTCACAAAATGCATCTCCCATAACTAATAATGAAGACCACATATTAGAATGTATTATTGCATATGTATCTTGAGAGTATAATCCCATCGGATTATTAAAAAGATTTGTCAAATAATTAATTCTTGAATTATTACTATATCCATCTTCAAGACTTTTAATTTTAAATCCAAGATTTCTTACTTCATTTACATATACTTTTACACAAGCATTTACCCATACATTCTTACTTGCTTGGTAATATGTCCTCCAACCGATTCCCGCAGATTTATTTCGAGGTTCTGCAATCCACATATATTGTCCATTGACAAATCGGTCAAGGAATGAATCATAAGCAGAATCAACAGTAGGTCTACGAACAAATGGTAATTTATTCTTCAAACCTTCATATGTTTTATTAAATATATTCATAATTAATTAATCATTCCCTTAAAATAAATCTATAAATTGTATATCCGGACTTATTCCTTTATCCATTCTACACAGATAATTGAATCCGTGACTTGCACTATCTACTTGGTCATCATGAAGTGTAAATGGAAATCCACTTAATTCTAATTTAAAATCTTTCTTTAAATCATCACCTACATCAATATACACTAATCCATCTAACATTGCATTTTTAAATGGTGTTGCTCTATCTTCTTTTGATGTTACTGGTAATGCTTGTTCTACAATAAAACCTCTCAAATGCTCTTTCCAATCGGCATATAATAATTTTCCCGCACCGGCAACTCCAGTTTCAATGACAATATGTGTATCTAAACCATCATGCATAGCAGTTTCTTTAATTATTTCTTTTACATATGTTCCAAATTGACCACGAACAATATCTGTTATACATACACTGTTATCTTCATATAATTCCATTAATATTCCAACAGTATAATCGTTCAAATCTCCTTGCTCATCAGTTGAACCCGCAATATCCCATGCTCTGCATTTCCCTATCATTTGGACATTTTGAGGTTTTCCACTTTTTAATTTAGTTAAATCAAAGAAGTCTGAATCTTCATCCATTGGTTTTTGTTGATAAATGGCATTGAACATTCTCACTCCCATTCTTTCTCTTTTCTTTTCAAGTACATCTATTGTGTATCTTTCTTTCCACAATGGAGTTCCATCATCGAGAATAGCGGGAAATTCAATGAACTTATATGAATCGGGGTCATTTTGTTTAAGATAACCTTGTAAGTCATTACTTCGCCATCTTGTATGGAGAATAATAAGTAAAGAGTGGGGTTCGAGTCTTTGTTCTATTAATTGATTATAAAAGTTTTCATTTGTTTTTTGTAATGCAGATGGAGTGAATTCTTCTTCTAATCCTTTATAAATATCATCCAAAATTAAGATGTCTGCATCAGTACCAGTAATACTTCCACCTTTACCAACAAGTCTAATAGAACCATTATATAACCTTTTAGATTCATCACAAAACATCAAATAACTTGATGATTTTTTAACATCAGATAAATATACATTAAAATATTTACCATATTCTGAAATATATTCTCTTAAACTTATACCAAATTTTTCAGATAA